AAGTGTTAATGTATTCTTTTCTAGCATTTTTAGCATAAAAAAAGTCAGCAGCTTCTTTTGAGCTAAGGTTAAAGCTAAACCCTGTTAGTTTGTTAGTGATTTTCATTTTATTATTTTTTAAATTAAACATGGTACAAAGATAAAAAGAAAATACAATTACTAACAACCTTACTCACAAAGTTATTAACAATTTAAGTGTTAAGAAGAAAATTAAAGAGAAATAGCTAGAACTATAACTATAATTAAGAAATAAAATAGAGTTAGCTTTGTAGAGTCGCTTATCTTCATTATAAGGGCATTAAAAGATTTATTGGTAGTGTTCCATTATTAAGGACTACTGAGCATCCTATAGCCTGACGTTTAAAGTTTCTGGCATATGCAGCAGCGTATGTGTCAGCATCAACTCCGCACCCCGTCTGCATTCCAAATACTCTAAAGCGTTTTCCTACGAACCACTTACAGTATGCCTCTGTATGTGTATGACCGCATACGCTTGACATTAGATTATTTTTTGCTTTAGCCTGTGCCTGTCCACCCTCCCCATGCTCATAAAGTACATCGTCATATACTACTGATTCTACCCAATTCCAATTAGGTGTATTTAAGACTTCATTGTAAGATCTTATCCATTGGCTAGGAATACCACCAGAAAATGCCTTACGAGCAGCCATTCGGTCATGATTCCCTATACATACATCAGCGACAGGGAAAGCTTTATACCATTCTGCGACTTTAATAACAGTTTTTTCAAGCTCTAATCCTGCTGAGTCGCCATTCGGATCTGGTTCATGATAAGAATACGCATGGTTGTCTAAAATGTCTCCTATGAAAATTACTTGATTACAATTATAAGTTTCGTACTGCTCTATACAAAATTCCAAATATCCATCTAGACAGAAAGGTTCATGCAAGTCACCGATAACTAGAATATTTCTAGTCTCGGTTTCTCGCATCTTTTTTAGTGCCACAATTTCATGCGGCTTTAATCTAAATCTATTGTTTTCTTGCATCTGCAATACCCTGACCTAATACAAGTGCAGCGATACTGAAAAGTATGTTTTTAACTTCTTCAGCGTCTAAACCGAGCTGATCGCTTAATAAAGTCGCTATACACCCTATTACTGTGTATAAAAATTTACGACTAGATATAGCTTTCTTTAATGTTTGAACTAAAATCCATTCTTTCATAGTTATTTATTTTTGATTAGTAAAATTATTTTAATTATATAGCCAAAAAACATCTTGGTCTTTTCTTTTATCAACATCGCAATGTATAAAAGTCTTAGCGATTCCTATTCTTGTTATTCCAACCTCAAGTAGCGCCCTGATTATCAATGCTCTATCCCGACTTCCATTACAAGATATATCTGCCGCAAGTCCTAATAGGTGGCTTGACCCAACTCTGCCACCGATAGTACGATTCCATTCTTCAGATCGATAGCCACTATTTATGCTAAATGGAATGCCTGCATTTCCACGTGCATAATCTAGCTTCTCTAAAAAATTTTTATCCATTTTAGAGCCTGAGCCTATTTCGTCAGGACTGTCAAACTCTGAAAGTTTAAAGTATTTTAAATCCAAATTTAATGTTGTTAGATTAACGCCCTTGACCTCTGTATTCTTGTTTATAGGCATTTTGACCTCTTGAGGCGTTTTTTGAGTGGACACCCTTTCTTTTCTTTCTAACACGCTTAAAAGCGCTTGTAATAGCTTTACGAGCCATCTAGTTAGTCTTTTCAAATTTACAATTTTTGTTACACCAATTTAAACAGACAGTCTTGCCTGTTATTATATATAATATATTACAAATTAGTTTCTTCATTTTCTAAATTTTACGAATTTATATATAGTGAATCCAATAGCTAAAATAAGAGAAACAAAAGTTAGTATCTCATTTGCCTCTACTAATGATACTCCTATTGCTGATCCGTTAGCTACTCCTACTTGTATTGTGTCTTTTAGATCTGTCATTTTTATTTAATTTAGGCTTTTTATCCAAGTAGGATTTCAGCTTAGTTATATTTTTATTTTTTGTTTTATAATGTCTTTTCATTAATCAGAAGCTGATAAAAAGTTTCTTAATGTTAACTCAGAACCCTGTCTAGGTCTTTCAAGATTCATCCCCGCGTAGTAGTTTTCAGTTGATGCGCTCACGTCTGCACCCGAGTTTGTATTATAGGATGGAAAACTAGATATATTGTTTCTAATATAGTCTATCGCTCTCTCTCGAAAATACGAAGCTGTATTAATAACCTCTTCTCTTAGATGTTGCGCTTCGGACTCAGATAAAGAATTACCCGTCTCTGAGGTTTTGGAATAGATATTCCCGTTTTCTAGTTTAAACCTAAGATAAGGAATAGCATGATAGAGGGTGTATCCTGGCAAAAATTCTGAAATATAATCGTCTACTAAAGTTTTGTCCGCTCCCGCTAAAGTACCCGCAGTAATTTCTGCCTTCAAATGGGCGGTAAGGTCGCTTCCAAGTGCGGTCTCAACATAAAGCTTTTGCGCTTCTCGTACAAATGGAAGTAATAGGTCATTATCGACTGACAGGTTTAAAGCTGTCGAATCTTTTAATTTCTGTTCTGATATAAAAAGTACGTAACTCATAATTATCTAGGTAAAAATCCTTCATTAGTCATAGTCTTAGGCGCTCTAGCAACTAAGCTATCATTTCTTTTAATTGTAAAGCCCTCGCTTCTAGCCTTAGTAGCTGTTATAATCTTATCTGTTGTAATATTATCAGGGTACACTACAAAGCCCTCATCACTTGCAGGAGCCTGAAATATTCTTCTCTTCCAATAGTGATGACAATTGCCGCCTCCTTTATACAGCCAGATCGAGTAAGTAGCAGCTCCTCTAGCTCCCCAGCCTGGATTAACAGCCATATTTGTCATTCTTAAAATATTTTCTTTTCTGTAAACTTTTTTAGATGCCATCATTAATTTACAGAAACTTCTAGTCTCCCCTTCTTGACTTAAAGCGTTATTTTTAGTGTAAACATATCTAACTTTAAAAAACTTATCGCCCTCTTTATTCAAGCCATCTTGCTCACTTCTTGTGTTAGGCGTGGCTCTTCCTGTTGATATAAAGTCAAATTTTTCAGAAGCCACTTTGTTTAGCTCTTTTTCAAAATCAAAGTCCTGATGCTCTCCGTCTACTATTTCATCGTCTATCATTTCCCACCCTTCAGGAATATCCTCTCCGAACTCTTCTATAAAGTTAGAAAGCTCTGTAGCCTCTTCATGCCCCTCACAAGCCATATAAGCCTTTCTCCCGTCATATTCGTGTTCGTGGTACCCCTCGCACCCTTTTGTCTTTGCGTGAGCCTCAGCCTCTTCTATGGTGCTAAAAACAGGCTCCCCGTCTATTACTCCTACTTTACTGAAGTCTTCTCTTATCTCTTCCTCTACTGTATTTGCTTCAGATTCTAGAGGAGAAAGCCCCAAAGATTCCCTAATCTCATTTTGAGTCATAACCTCTCTAACTGTTTTAGAGTCGAATTGAACTGTTATAGGTTTAAGCTGCACAAATTGAACAGGCATATCCATATTGTTTATCTTGAAAATCTTTCTTAAAACTTTTACTATTTGATCTTGAAATGGTTTTACTACAGTATTAAGATAAAAGTTAGCTGCATTTATTAACTCGTCAGTATTCGAGGAGAACCCATTAGTAGAATCCAATCCCATTAAAGTCCTAGAAGTTACTCTATGTCCAGAAAGTATATTAGTTGTAAGAAGCTCCTGAAGAGCCAAATATTGCTTATCAAGATCGCTAGTGCTTATTGGAGTTACTTCTGGGGTTCTTGTTCTATCATCTGAGAATGTTAAAACAAACTTACCTGAATTATTCTGCCCTGTAAATTTATTGGTAAGACTTTGTTCTATCTGTCTTCTCTCTTCTGCTGTTGGAACTCCGTTTGCAAAACTAATCATAAAAGAACCAGAGAATCCGTTAGAAATATTATTAAGATGAAACTCTGAAACTCTGCCATCAATTAAAGCCCAGTTGTTACAACTCACATAATCTGGAGTGTAGTAAGCATCCATGTTAGGACTGTAAAGCCCTGAGTACAATATCTGATTTGGACTCGTTCTGTCATTAGCATTAAAAGCAGGAACGTAATAAGGCTTATTCTGTCTAGTATTCGACCAGTCATTAGAGATATAATAACCAGGAATCTTCCCAAATTCATTAGCTCTAGCGCATCTAATCTTTTCGACAGGAATATGGTATATTTCAGCGATCTGAGTTCTATCTTTGCTCCAGACAACATTTAAAGCAAAACCACCTTGTAGTTTAAAGTCAAAGGCTATTTTCTTTATTACTTCGTGTAGGCTCTCGCTTCCATTAGCTCTATCCATAAAATTCTGAAGCTTAACTCTAGCTTCTAAATCTCTATCTTCTTCGTCTTCAATTACTAAGTCTTCTGCTCCGATCATTTCAGCAGTAGCATTAATAATAGCTGCTGAGATCGAACTAGAATAGTATAAGTCAATAAGAAACTGAGGGTATAAATTAGCCCAATCCCCGTTAGCGTCTCCGTATGTTATCCAATCACGCCCTCTAGCCTCTTTAATAACGGGAGCTGTGCTTGTTTCTAAGTTAATTGATAAAATGTTGTCTTTCATAATTTATTTTTTATAGACTTAATAACCATGCGTTTACATTAGCAGTTAAAGCTGTTGAGTAAGAGCTGTATATTTGAACCTCTTCTATGGTTCCGTTAAATGGATTTAAGTCTGTTTTCCTTACACCTATTGCATCAATATCAGCGGTTCCTGAAAGGATCTCTGTATCAGCTTGCAATACGCCCTTATACCACATAGAAATAGTATTAGAGTTTCTAGTTAGAACGATAGTTCCTGCCGCCCAACTTCCAGAATCTAAAGCTAAATCTACTACAGGAGCATTGTCTATTTTTATTCTTAAAGTATCGCTATTAATAATCCGCATCCACTCCCCTGTGGCTGTATTGTCTCCTAAAACAGTACCGAATGGAGTTGTAGGCGTTAACTTTATCCCTACCGTAAAGTCTCCAGATAAACTAACCTGTCCTGAAGTTTGTAGATTTTCTCCCGTTCCGTCAAAAGTTAAGACTCCCGAAGAATAGGCAGGTTGTTCTGTAGCGTCCGACTGTCTCATGTGATTAGAATTACTAGAACTATCCGACCATATAGATACATCAGACCCGTTTAGAGTTATCCCTACGCCTTTCTTATACCACGCCTCCAAAGACGCTTCGTCATCTGGAGCCCACACGCCCTGAGGTCTTAATGTGTTTAAACTTAATCCTAATTTTAAAGATAACATACTATTATGTTGTTACGCCTTCATGATACCCTATGCCTATTCCACTCGTGAGTGTTATAGAGGTGATATTCATCAGCAGGGTCGTTCCTGCAGGTAGTGTCGTTTGAAGAGCAGTCTCTCCTGTTGCATCTGCTACTGCTATTGAAGCTACTACGCTTTCAACAGGGAAGTAAACACAATACCAGTCTTTGCTAGTTTGTGCAGCTGTTGTAAACACCTCCGTGCTTCCGTTTTTACCTAATTGCTCTGTTAAGAGCTGTTGTACATTTTCTATTGCCATTTTTTTTATTTTTTATCCTGTATATATATAATTCGTTTCATTAATATCGGCTATTATTTCAGCTCCCTCACTTGATCCGCTTGTACTTACTACTACTGAAGGATTCTCTGTATAGCCGCTACCTCCGTTAGTTATTGTTACTGTATTAACAGCTCCTCCTGCAATCGTACAAGTTGCTGTAGCGGTTGTTATAGGGGAGCCTCCTCCTGTTATTGTCAAAGTAGGAATAGAAGTATATCCGACCCCTCCATTTGAAATTGTAAGTTTTACCACGCTTTTACCGTTTTGTATGTATCTCACCTCTTCAGAACCCGCTGCCTCTGCAATATACATCTTTCCTTTAGTTACAAGTCCTTGCACAATACCTTTATCATTCGCTGCGGGTATAAGAGTGTCGTTTTCTGTTATAGGAGCATTACCCATAGAAACGTCAACTGATCCTACCCAACTAACCTCATAAACTTCATACTTCCAATGACCTGTGGGGCTTAAACACAATC